TAGTTTTTCTGCTTTTGGTGTTTCAATTTGACTATTTTCTGGGCTAATAGACATAATGTTTCCTATGGATAAAGTTAATATTACTGACGATCAAAATAAAGAAATTACTGAAAGATTGAAAGAAGATTTGGCGCATTATAGAAAGTCTTTGCATTTTCTAGGGTGTAATGTTCCTATCGGCGTTCTGTGTTTGCCACCAGCTATAGAAAAGGTTCTAATCGCTGGGGGCTATCTGCGTGTCTACGATCTGCTTAATGGCGATTTTATCAAAATCAAAGGCATCGGTAAGACTAGGATCAACATCCTTCGCTCCCGACTTGATGAGTTCCTCTCGATGTAGCCTTATGTATTCAATTTCAGAAAGATGATTAAAGTTATTCTGTGACCTAATCGTTTCCCAAAACTGACCTGCATAGAAAGCATCACACCACACCTTCGTATTTCGCCATTTACTATTTACATACCCAGCTTCAGATATACAAGCCATTACTTTAGCGTTAGGCAATGACCAAAGACGTTTTAGTTTTTGTGTCGTCTTATTATATAGGAAGCACACTTGTTCAGGACGCGGACTAGGCAAATAAAGAAAAGCAGCATATTTATGCCGTTTCAGATTATGCAACAAGGGATCACCTGCAATGAAAAGACAAACGAAAAACTCCGGTTCATCGAATATCTTTTCATGCGTACGCGCGCATATGAAAGCTTGAGCGATGACATCTTTACATAATGCTTCGCCTACCTCTAATGGGTCATAATGAGAATTATCGCTAAGAGCTTTTAAGCTTTGCTCTCCTGCGGTTTTTCGTCTAACCATTAATGATCGCACTCATTGATCTTTTCATATGTAGTCATGCGCTTACGGCCTTGTATCGGGCTAAACTCTACACCACGCGTATTAGTTCCGTCCTTATGAACTGTATCGTGATAGACGCGCTCCCAATGTTCGCCAGGTACAGCCTTTTTAGTGCCGTGCGCTGGTACTGACGCGTTCATACCGTGATCGTCGTGGTGTACTTTTGGCCCTTCAAGCTTCTCTTTACCAAACGGAGAATGTCCAAGAGGTGCTTTGCCCGGGGATTTCTTTGACATATTAATACTTCATTTTGTGTGATCTAACGAAATTCGCCAAACCTGCGGTTGATTTATCTAAATCTTTTGGATTACCGAACTCTGTCGCATATTTCTCTCTGCAAGTTGGGTTTAATTGTCCTTCGCTGTGTTCAAATTTCTCACTAGGCATCTTAGCATTTCTCATGCCGCCGTGGTTTGCTGAACTATCATTTTTTTCGCGTGCCATATAGCCTCCTAGGCTGGTTGTTTAACTTGTTTCTCTTCTATTCTAAAGTCTGGGTGTTTACTTACGCCACCACTATTCATTTTTATAATCTCTGCCATCTCGAGGCTGGCGCGAAAATTGGCCAAATCCATGTCCTCAAGCGTAATCATTTCTTTAACTAGGGCTAAATCCGCTTCCGCTTTCTTGTGTTCGGCTGATGCTTCTATCTCATCAATCTTAGCGAGAGACTCTTTCTCTGAGGCTAACGCCTTGCGTGAATTGGCATATTTTAGCATAACATCGGCATTAATTTTCTTCTCTTCAGATTGAGCTTGCGCTTGTTGCTGCTGTTGTTGCTGCTGGGTTTGCTCTTCCATGTCCTTAATGACTTGAGCCTTATTAGTGATAAACGCGGCTTGCAAGATGCTCTTATCAGCAATAGGGATACCAAGCTCTTTGAAGTGCAATAGCTGCTGCAATTCCATTTGTCTTTGAGTCGTAGAGTAATTGCCTTCTTCTACAGCGACACTATACTTGAGTGAGTGTGACGTAAAGAAACGTTGATCCGGCTCGTGGCCAAGGATCTGCGTAATCTTTCCTTTAGAGAAATTCTTCCTGATAGCTTGCAATCGAATCTTGCCGTAAAGACGTTGTGAATAGTCCAGTTTGTCAAAAATCGTTTGTAGAGTTGTAAGTCCTGCACCTTGTCGGAGCATAGACAATATTCCTGACTTGTCATCTGTAGCGGAACCGAGTAATTCTTCATTGACCCCCGAAATTCTGGTTATGTCTTCTGATAAACTTCTTGATAATTCCATCATTGATTGAGGTATGCCTGGCGGCTCTATTTTTTGTATTTCAGTCGGTAAATGCCCTGCTTTAAGAGGAACCAAGAAGCCCTGGCCAGTTTGCCTAAAGGCTTTAGGATCAACCACAGCATCAATCGGATAAATCCAACCAGAATTAATTTGAGACTGCAAAATATCCAATTCAATAACTTTGCGCATATTATAAAGATACTGAGCATCGCGTAAATTCCTTGTGATACCGAAATTCCTCCACGAAAACGACTGCATATCTGGGTTATGATAACACACCACTGGAACCATTGGATAAGAGTCGATATTCAGAAGATTTGGGCCGTCATACATGGTTCTATCATTAATAGAGATACATAGTTTAACTGTGGGTACTTGAGTCTTTTTGACTATTAGCCAAGGTTGCTGGGCTAATGTCCGCTCCATTAAGTCATCTTCATCGCCTTCATCTTTCTCCCACTCCATTGCCTCGCCGCTCTTCGGATCTAGGATAATGATAGCTTCGCGCATGTCTCTATAATGGAATTCATCATAAGCTAATAGGCCGCTTGTACTCATATTGAGAAGTTCAGCTTGTAGAGGGAATCTGCCGTCTTTAATGCCGCCAGCTCTAAGCTTATCAATCTCTTTGGATCTACCAGGCATTAGGCGTTTAGCCATATTTTTAGTGACCCAGCGTCTTCGCCATACGCCGTTACAATCGGAAAAATCCTGCTTGCGCCAGTGACTATCTATTAGAAAATTGACACTAGCGACTTTGTCGCTGCACAAGTCGCCCGATATAGGGTCATTGGTATAATCCATATAAAGATTAAGCAAATTAAGTCCTGTGTCACATGCCCCTTCAAATGCTTGAGATAAATATTCTTGAAAGCCATCGCGTTCTTCTGTGTATTTCAATACTTTGTTGTAGTCATCGGCAAGAGTGTCATCTTGATTAACAGGCATCGTTATCGTTGATTTACGATTCTGTCGCTGCCTTCCGCATATCATGTTGATATGACGCATAATGAGGTTGAAGAAGAAGCGGCGTGACTGGTAAAAGTTGTTGTCCCCATAGATCATGGAGTTAAGAGTTTGATCGCCTACTTTGAAGCGCGAGTCAATAGCGGCTTGCTGCCAATAACTAGCATTTTGAGGATAGTGGGTTAAATAGAAATGGTCTTTGCGTTGTTTGAGGTGATGCGCGCCTACGTCTGAACCGTCGATATAACTATCGCCGAGGCTAAAGCCGCCAACTTCATAACTGCCCATTAAATACCGATGGTTTTAAAACTTTATTTATAGACCATTAAATATTTTAATAGGTAGAAATATTCTTACATGTAGCCGCCAGCTCCAAATCCTCCTGCTAATCCCAAAGGATCATATTGCTCACCGTACACTTGAGCGCGTATCTGAGCTATAGAAAGATTCTCATCGGGGTTATTGATATCCCCATTTTTGAAACTAGATGCAATGACGTATCGAAGTGCATCGTTTATGTGCGAAACTTCATGCAGTGGCTTATCTTTGCCCTTATCGGTAGCTTTTGGATCCCAAAGATAACCCTGAATATGTTCCCTTAGAATTTTACAGCTTTTGTGAATAACCATGCTCCGTTCAGTGATGAACTTGGAGACGATTCGTATACCGAATAACACATCGTTGTTGGCATCAATAACAGGCAAATCTCTGCGTCTCAATTCTAATTTCAAGCTGGCCGCGGATGGATCTACATAAATTGCCTGAACGGAATTATAAGATATCCATTGCTGAATATCGTCGGCTAATTCTGCGTCTGTCTTTGAACGCCCCTCTTTGCGAGAGTCCCAATAATATTCTTTCTCCACTCTAATTTGTGGCCAGATTTTTGGTGAAACACCTATCATTACCGCTGCGGTAGCATCAGATGTTCCGTAATCTATCCCTACAGCTCGCCAGTTGGGGTGCATAGGAAGATTGGTATATTCATTCAGTTCCGTATCGTATGCGTCGTAAATCAAGCCTGAGCTTGCAGCCCATTCACCCAACACAAAACGTTTATAAAAAGCCCCTGTCAAACTCTTTCGTATTTGTTCTTTGTATTTCTCATCTAAGATAGGGTTGTCATCAAGGTTAAAATGCCAATGGGCTATATCTATTTCATCGCTTCTATCAATGTAGGATTTCTTAAGCCAATGCCCAGGATGTTCAGGGTTAGCAGTGGCAAATAACTGCGCTCCTTTTATGCTTAACCTTGTCTCTAACATCTTGAAGAACGGTTCAGGTACGCACGTACATTCGTCGACATAAGCCGCTGAAAGCGTGCTGCCTTGAATTCTCCTTACCGCCCCCTCGTCATGCGCGCCCACAAAATAAATACGCCTGCCATATAGATTAGATTCATTAGTCTTAGTTGATGGGGGTGGAAGGCCAAGAAACTGATAAAGTTGTCCAAGAATGTTCCTTTGAATTGACTCGCGGTTAACGCCTATGATCATCACATCGCCTTGAGGCCCATGCTTAAGGTGATCTATAAGTTTTAGGATAGAAGAATAGGTCTTTCCAGAGCGTACGGCTCCAACCCAGATATTAAACCGTTTGGTCGCCTGGTTGAATGATAGGATCTGTTTTTGGCTGAGAGGCATCTAATTTCGCTTCTAGTATTGCTATTTTAGCTTTGAGATCGTCGTTCTCTTTGATTGAGTGTAGGCCATTGAGAAGGCCAGTAAGACTTAAGTCATTTGGAACAGTTCCACGAGTGGCTTCATGTTCCATCTTTTTCTTGATTTCATGGTCGATTTTGTGCTCGACTTCCTCACGTTCTTCTGCTTTAACATCTTTGAAATAAATGTTAATAAACCTAGAACCATAAGCAGTAGGCAATTCTTTGTTTATTAAGGTTCTTGTTCCCATCCATAATATTGCTTTCTTGTAATAACCGATAAAACATTCTCTACGGATAATTGAATCCCATTGAGAAATTGGAATGTTTTTAATTTTAGAAAACCATTGGGATAAATGAACAACCTTATAGTCATTTTCACTATCAACTTTATCCATCCATGCTACAAACTCTTCTCCTAAAGCAACAAGATCTTCGTCTTCAAATCCAGGATTAGGAGGTCTACCATGACCGACTGCATGTTGATTACCCTTTGCAGGAGCCATTACTCACCCTTTTTGTCTGGAGAATTTTTATTCTTCAGCATGTGATAGATAAGGTGCGCGAATAGCCCAACGACAATTGTCATAGCGACTGTGAAGATGACGATAAGAATGGGTGACATAGAGCCTCCAGTAAAAAGTCAGCCTATCAAATTAGATATTTAAAACAAAATAAAGATCGCATATTGTCTAATATAGGCCATAATGCTAAGATGATGGCATCTCGCCAAAAAGAGCGAGCTTAACACAAGAGGAATAGATGAAAACAAAAAGAGAGACACAATTTGAAGTTAGCAATACATTCGAAATCTTTGGCGATCCTTGCCCTGAATATTTCGATACCAAAGAAGAAGCCAATGAATACATTTATGAAAATTGTGAAGCTTTGATCAAATGTTTTTGGACGGTTAACGGCGATAGAGTTCTTTTTAATGAACCAGATCATAATGGGGAATTTCACCGTTCAAGAACAGGTATGTCAAATGAAACTGAATGGCAAGATAGAGTCACTGAAAAATGCGATGAAAATGGGTTTATCGATAAAGAATTACTAATTGATTTTATGGGAGAAGCTTTTGAAATAGAGGAATTTTAATGAGAAAATCTAAAGACCCAATAAAAACGGTTCACATAGTCTTAACGGAGTCGCTTTATAGCCGGCTCCGTGCCTATGAAGAGAAATCAAAATGGAACCTTTCTTTGATAATCAGAGAAGCTTTGCTTAAATTTCTAGGAGAAGAGGGCGAATAGCCCTCTCTTTTTTATGATTCTTTTTTGGGTAAAGGCAATGGATAAACATGAATCATCTCCCACTTCCCTTCAACCATTTCCATCACAACTCGCATTATCTTATGCCGTTCTTCATAAACCTCAGTGACATAAGCCGCGTTAATATGAACCGCTTCTCTCTTACGAAAATTCATCCCATCCTCGTGGATATGCCCGAATACATGAAATTTTAGATTAGGCAATTCTGAAATTCTATGTTTTAAAGCCATGCTACCTACTCTTCTTCTTGAGCATTGATCTAGGCACCCAAACATAGGGCCGTGAGTAATGAGAATATCGGTATCATCATCGATTTTATTAAACTTCTCGGCTAACTCTTCCTCGGTGTCTAGGCTAAAGGCTGCGCAAATGGGATTTTGACCAACAAATGACGGCTGGTATGGCGTACCATAGAATTTCAAGCCTTCGCATTCAAACGATGAATCATAGAGATATTCCATGATTTCCGGGAAATCCTCGGATAGATTTAAGTCTCTAGCTGCATTTCCCGAAATACACTGGGCCAAAAAATTATCATGGTTTCCACCGATGAAAATGACTTTTTTATACCTCTGTTTTGCTAACCACCCGAAGAAATCAACCCAATGGGGCACGCTGTCAGTGGCAGTCATATCCCCGGCTATTATAAGTATATCGCCCCCGGGTAAGGCTGGTTCGTATCCGTGTAGGTCGCTTATACAGTCAATAATCATTTAACTTTTCCGGCTCCGAATTTCTTAATCATTTGATTCCTAAATCTGTTCCCTCGCAATTCGTTGGGCGCTGTCGCTATATGGATATCACCATCTGTAAAAGTGACGATAATTTCATCTTGGGTAACCTCTACTGTGGCTAAATCCTCGGGAGGGATTTTAAGTAAATAATCAAGATATGTCACTTCTCCTCCGCATCCCCTGGCTCAATATCGAAAATTAAGCCTCTCTTGGATTTAAGGACGTCTTTACCGAGCAATTCCATCTCATCCTCTGATTTAGGCATACAGGCGCATAAAAACAGTGTTAAAAGTATAAATTTCATAAGTTCTCCTTTAGGTAAACCAAAATAATATCGCTTCATTTATATGATCTGAAAACTTCGCCGCTGTCAAGTAAAACCATTCCATCTATTTACCTATATTCGGGGGGTTTGGTAATTGCATCCAAAAAATAGGCAGCATATTTGGTTCATCAGAGCCTACCCAATCGCAGATATCATAATATCCTATTCCAACTCTATTACCATCTGTTACCAAAACTTTAGAGAAACTTTCTGGCAATATATCTTTTACACTTAACCATTCCATCCCCTACCCCTTGTCAACAATCCCCGATAAGCCTATATTTTATAAAATCATAAGGAATGTTCACAATGAAAAAGTTAAAGCAAAAGACGATTATGTTGTGGATCAATGAAGAGGATCATTTGAGGTTTAAGACCCTGTGCGTGAGCTATGGAATACCCATGTCAAAAGTCATGTATGATTTCATACGGTGTTTTTTAAGCGAGGCTAAGGAATGAAAAACCAAATTAAATGGACACATATCATGGATGCCCAACCGGAACATGATGCCTATATAATTCAAGTTGATGAACCCTATCATGATATTCAGCCGATGGGAAAGCGCAAATATTACCAAACTTGTTCATGGGAAGAATTTTTAAATTTCAATAAGCAATATGAAATGCCAAATCCTAATTTCTTCTGGTGCTATGCGAAAGACTTTCCATTTCCTAAATTTTCAGAGGCAAAGGAATGATTAACGAATGGATCTCAGTCGAAGACGAATTGCCGCCGTGTGATGGGACATATTATGTCTGTAACAATCCTGAAACCGCGCATATGTATTCAAAATCAGATTTTTTTGCTTTAGATTATGATGGAATAGGATTCATCCTTGATAATGTTTATAGACAACCAAGATATTGGATGCATATACCACAAACGCATAAACGCTATGGCAAGATCAAAAAAGACTAAAGAGATGCAGGACTTACACCTGCTTATGACGCATATTCTATCCGCGTTAGCGTTTTTGGTTATTTTGCGTTCGTCCCCCTGTCGGGTTCCCTCGAATCTTCGGGTCATCTCTAAAATTTATTTCTTAGGCGGTACTTTCACTGGCGGTTTTGGAAACGGTGGCTTTTGGCCTGGTTTGTGTGATGGTGCGCTCATTTAATTCCTTTATGTTCTAAATATTCATCCATAATGTCGATCACTTTAACCTGAATCGGAGGTGTGGGTTCTTCGGCCTTCTTTAACTCTGTATGAGGCATATCAGGCGCATTAGGGGGTATGGCTTCCGGAAATCGTTTAAACAAGTCCCTATTGCTTCCTAGCTTATCAAATGAGGGAACCTGTAAGTATTGCTTACTACTTGACCCCCCAATAGGATTGGCCATAATGACCTACTTTTTCTTTTTCATCTTCATGTCGCATTTAGACATTTTCTTGTCTTGCACTTTGTCTTTCTTTTCGAGATCTTTCATCATGCCAGACATTTTTTTAGCATCTTTTTTGATTAATTTATCCATATTTCCTCGAGTTTTGGTTAAAATAACATAGTGTCGTATTCATTTTTTTACTCGCAAGTGTTTTCTTCCAAAGAAAATGAATCCCAGACTTTAAAAGCTGCTATAATTTTGCATTCTTTTAAAATTAGCAACATTCCATCACTTATTTGTGCATCATCGCATTGAAATTTAGGAGGCCGGCCACCTGTGGGTATTTCTACTGTTATTTCATATTTAGAATTTTCTGTTTCTTCCATTTTCTCATTTTCCATTTGAATTAATTGTTCGTTAAAAATCATCATTTCCAACCCAGAAGCTGGAATCCATACTTTTTCTTTTTTCTCTTCTTCCATTTTATAACCTCTGTTTCCAAACCGGAACGTTTGAATTTTTAAGCTTCTTTCTTTCGGCCTCATCCTTTTCGCGTTCTAATGCCCTTTTTTTGGCCTCGTTAGCCATTTCGGTCTCTTTACACCTTTTCCAGATTTCACGCTGTTTTTGGCCTATTATATCGCCTTCTATGCCCAAAACGTGCTTTTGAAGATCGTTTGCGACTATTTTTTGAGTCAAGATAAACCAGGGCCAAAACTTTTTATAGAAAAGTGGTAGGTTCTTAGCCGCGATGCACTTTTCTAGGTAGTCTGCCCAAACAGGGATATCGAATGGGTCGATTTCTTCGAGATTCATTTTAACCCCATTAAGATTTTGAACGCTTCTTTCGCTTGCTGAGGACAAACGGAATTGCCCAATGATCTAAGCCTGTCCACATGGAACGGTATCCCATCAGAAGTTCTACAAACTCCACTGACAGCCTCTTGCCAATGCTCTCTGGATTCAAACGGCCAATAGAGTCTTGAAGATCCTCTCCGTGTTGGTTCGTTTGACGCGTAGGACTCGGATATCGTATTGGTTTGTTCGCTTGCGATGCTGTTGGCGTTGCTACCATCTTCAATATAGCCGTTGGAAGATTCGGAGTGTTTCGTCTGCAATCGCTCGGTGATCCTCCTTTGTTCCTCGTCGCGTCTCTTGCCGTTGGCGTTGGCCAGTAAGAACCATCGTTTTCTTGTGTGTCTGGCTCCAATGCTTGAAGCGGATATAATGCACCATCGACAATCATACCCCAAATCGGCAATTTCTCTAACGACTCGAAGTCCTCCTCTTGTGGTGATTGCTGGCACGTTTTCAAGAAATATAAAGGTGGGCTTGATTTCTTTGGCCAAGCGCACGATCTCGAAAAATAAGCCGCTTCGCTCTCCTTCCAAGCCTTTTCCAAGTCCTGCAACGCTGATATCCTGGCATGTTCACGGGAACCCGCCAAAGATAATGTCGATATCTTTGGTGGGTTCGGGTTCTCCTGTATAAGGGATTGGTCTATTATGTTTATGCCATTCGTGATGGCATCTTTGACAAAGCCATCGCACATCGAGTGGCTTGTTATAATCATCATGATGTCCTTGGATTGATGTTCTTCCATCCGAGAATCTTCCTTCATCGCCACAAACAGAACATTTTTCAGGATTATGCAATTTTCCATAACGAAGGGCATTGTCGAGGATATCATTTGCTCTTGCATCAGCTCTTGCTCCGCCTCTATAAAAGTGATTGTCTTTTCCATATCTTAATTGTGGTCTAAGAATAGTCCTTTTTTTTAGGACTTCCCATATTGCCTGCCTTGTCATTCCATAAATATGGGCTAAATCAGCAACAGACATCCCATCTTCGTAACCTTTTATTGCTTCTTGGACTTGTTCGTCTGTCCATTTTTTTAATTTTCCAACCATAGAATCGCTCTCATTTTTAAGAGCAATTATATCATCTAGACACGTCTTGTCAAGGCATTTAATATCAGGCCAAATGGGCGCTTCATCTATCTCGCCATCCTCCATTCTACTGAGCAAGACTCCTTGACAATAGGGGTCGATTTCGCAATAGGCGATGGGTCTAACCCATTCAGATAAAGCCACATCTATACCCCCAATACCAGAAAAAAGTGATAATCCATTAATCTTTCCCTTGTTTGCTAAATGGTCTTGATCTATACTATTATTCATATGAAACGTCCAAAACATTGTGAAACATGTGGTGTATTATATGATTGCGATAGAGCCACAGCAAGATTTTGCACTTCAAAATGTAGAGATAAATTTTATTGGAATCAAAAACGTGCAGGTTATATAAATTCGAGATTTTGTCGTCAATGTGGTAAAGAATTTCAGTTAAATTCTCGTGATGATGCCGCTCGACGTCATTGTTCAATTGAATGCTCGAAAAAAAGTGCAAACGAAAGTCGTTGCAAATTTTATGAAAAAAATCCTGAAAAAATGAAACAATATTATTTGAATCAACAAAAAATTGAACCAGATGGAAATCAAAAACGTTTCTATAGACGTTATCCATCTGCCCCAAAATCTTGTCAATCTTGTGGCGAAAAAAGAGTTTTGGATATTGCTCATAAACCCGAATTTCGTAGAAATGGACAATGGCGGTCTTTATCAAATTCCACTTTAGATAAAGTTTGGATTTTATGTCCAACATGCCATGCCCTTCTTGACAGAATGAATTACACACCTGAAGAATTGAATCTCCGCTAAATAAATCCAAGCCATTTATCATTTTCCTTTTTTAACTCCTAAATCTCTTCCAATGCCAAGGATCTTTAGTATGCAATTTGGCCTTCTTATCCAAAAACTGGAAAGGATAGAGGATTGTTTCCTTTTTCTTATACATCAAAAACTTCATATTTTCATAAGCCCGATCAAGTGGCCCTTTTTCATAAAGTTGCAACAATTCCAGTTTCTTGGCCTCCGGTATAGAAATTCGGTCAAACCATCCCGGTCTTTCTGTCAATTTTTTATTTGAACGTACTTCAGTACATTCTTCTAATTGGGTATTAATAAGAAGGGTATTAATACAGTCGCATTTTTGAGGGGGGGGTAGTCGCATTTTTTTCTCTGTTTGTCTATAAGTATGTGCCTTTTGTCTATCAGAAAAGTAATGTTCATTTGTTGATAACTTTTGTAGGAATTCTTCTCCTTTTCCTTTCAGGTCATCCCATTGCCTAATCCCTTGCAAGTCGCACACTACTGTTGATATTAAATTATTTACTTGATAGGTGTTGGAGCTTAAAACAACCGTCCCCGGCTTGTATCTCTTTTTCCGGATGACTACGCAATCCTCATATTTTATTAGGTATCTGAAAAATGTAGACCTGTGGCATTTGGCGATGCGAGCCAGCTTTGTAGAAGAATAAAAGATTTCCTTCAATTCCCCTCTTTTCATTTGCATATGTGCATCGACGAGCGCCTTAGTGATAGCCCGATGCTTCTTGGACATACCTTTGAGGATTGTTAACACTTCGAGTTTTGATTTAGGAGCTTTGATATTTGACATGAGTCATACCTATTACCGGTACAAACCCTGTAGAGAATATTTTATTTTGTTCAAATTTTGATTTAGTATTGTAATCAAAGGTGAACTTTTGTATATTCATGAGCAGAATTTGTAACGTAATTATAATTCTACGGCATCGTGATTTTTCAGGGCACGATGCCATTCCTTTTTGAATACCCCCCCAACAAATTGTCAGAGTGTTAAATATTAAAAAGTGGGAAAGGCTAAATACTAGCCTTAAGTCATTGATTTTGTGAAGGTGAAAGAATGTTTCGGTGTGTAAAAATAATTTTAATGCGACAAGCTTTTCTTTTAGATTGAAAAAAGAGGAAGTGTTATTGTAAGATCTTAGCATTATTAGAAGGTAATTGTGCGCTTTTGCAGGTATCGCAATTATTGAAAGTTAAAAAATGTACTCCATTTTTTAGACCCTAAGACCCAAAATCTTAGGGCTTTTTTATTTTAGTCCTCTTTCCGCGATTTTTGAAACTAAAAAACACTTTATACATATTTCCCCCTCCTATATCCTCACCTTCGTATAATCTCACAAGATAGACAGTTAGTATTTCGTATATCACAAGCCCGGGTTTAACGAAATTTTCCTGGGCTATTTTATATCTGGACTAAATCCCCCTACACAAAGTATACTAAAATCATAAACCATGAAGCCTAAGCTGACTCGTAAACGCAAGTTTTTGGAATATCACGAGGTGGATTGGGCATGGGAATGGCATTTAGAACAGACTCGCAAATATCAAGAGGCTTATGGCTTTGTGCCAGAAGGCTTTTTGATGCGGCAATTTGGTTGTAGCTGTAAATATGCCGAGAAATTATTAATGGAAGTAGGAATACGGTTTAACCCAGATGGAAAATTTTAGATTTGAGCAGCGGCCAAAAGCATTTGAAGAGTTTTGGATAAAACTGCAATCACGCAAAATGATCGAATGGATTATCGAAGAGAGAGCTTCGCAAGACATCGACTCGTTTGTTGAGGATGTGCTTAACCTGATGTCATATAAACAGGGCGAATTTGGCATTTCTAAGGGCGAAATTGAGTGCCTTATATGTGAAGAGTGGCACAAAGCCTTTGACCCTTCCTGGCAGGCTAACGCGTTTAACAAATGGGATTGAGATGAAAGAAGGAATGTTTCCTAGCTTATATTTAGAAATGAAAGAATTACTTTTTGGAGATGGCCCCTGGATGCTGGAACCCGACTTCTTAAAATGGGAATACAAAGGAATAGCTTGTTTGATAATGAGAACTAGATTTGGGAATCTTTGCGGATATGCTCAGGTTCCTAATAATCATCCTTGGCATGGAAAACAATATATGGAATTAGATGTTGAAGTTCATGGAGGTTTAACTTTTTCTGGCACAAGAGAAGAAGGCGCGCAAGGTGATTTTATAGGATTTGATTGCGCTAATTCGGGAGATTTATCACCTTATATTCATAGCAGAAATTATACAAAAATTTTTTCTACTACTTTTCCAAGAGATGAAATATACAGAGATTTTGCATATACAAAAAAAGAATGTGAAAAACTGGCAGATCAGATTTTAGCCGCTGAAAAATGTGAGACAAAGAAGGATTGAGATGACTAAATTTCGCGTGTTAAAAATGTATGCTGTCAATGACACTCCGGATCATATTGTCGAAGAAATGGATCGCGTTAAGGAAGAGCTAATCAAAGCGATTGCTAAAGTATGTATTGATACAGGTTCAGATAAGAATATCGTTATGGCGGCGTTAAGCTTTGCTCATGGGGCTTTTGTATGCTCAATTGTCATGGATACAGATGAGGCACAAAAAAACGCGCGCGAATCTACTGCTTTAGGTATATATAAGAATATGGAAATGATGTGGGAGAACCACAAGAAAAAAAACGAAAAGGAAAAATTATGACACACACACAAGTTTTTGACTCAACTATCCGGTTTGTCCGGATAGTTGCCATCGCCGCTGCCTTTTTTGGCATTTGCAAAATTTTTGCCTTATCTGAGCCAATCGATATATCTGTGCATGACTCATCAATATCTGACGCTCAAGAAAATGATCGCAATAGAGAATCCTTTGAAGCGACTATTAGGGGTGAATCGACTTCGCCATCCGATTATGAAAGAGCCGAGCGTTATGTTAGGGATAATTTTTCTAGACGGCCAGAAGAGGAAGCGAGACTACTTAATAGGCTTTGGATGTTCAAGTACTCGAGGCTTTGGGGCAATAATGATAAAGAATGGTATGAAAGCTATTGCAGGACGTTTGAATGATATGGGAATATATTATGCAGCCGTCGACTGGGATGCGAAAGAATTAATAGAAGTGCCTGAGCCATTTTCTTGCAAAAATCCTGGTATTTATCATCCTAGAAATCCATTTAGCAATATTGTTATCATGAAGAATTTGCGAGGCTCAAATTTTGTGATTGAAAATGATACCAAGAGTGTTTGCTATTATGACCATGACGATCTCAAAGACATAACGGAAGAAGTTTATAAAGAATTCCTCGAAACATATCCTTGGGCTAAAGAATATTATGAACTCGAGTTGCCTGTCGCATTTACCGCAAAATGGGGTTTGGAATGAATGAATCTTCCAATTTTGTATACAAACCCACATTTTCGAATGAACCATGTCAAAATGCGAAAGTTAATTTTAAATTCTCTACAGATATTTTTGTCACCAAATATGTGTTAGATCAATTTTCTATCCCATATAAAGAAGAGGATTTAAGCGAATGGATTTCAGTTAAGGAAAAACTACCTCCTTGGATAAGAAATGAAAGAGATGAATTTGTAATTGCTTATCATACAATTTATGGCGTTGGGGTATGTTGGTTTTGGAAATATGAAGAAGACACTATCTCAGAATTAGAAGAAGATTTTAAAGATAAATATATATGCTCTTGTCATTTTATTAAAAGTAAGTTAGATGAAAATTATTCCATTGACGAAGATAACGATGATTTAGATGTTTTTGAGAATAGCCCGCATTTTATAAATTTAGGAACCGTCACGCATTGGATGCCTTTACCAGAACCGCCAAAGGATGGAATATGAATGAATCTACCCGAATATGGCGGCTTTTCCTTAGAGCAGATACAACAATTGAATGAAATTTGCAAGCCATTTGCGGAGCATTTGAGAAAAACAGAGAGTAAATCAAAAGGAAAATGGGCAAAAGAGAACCCGAAAAAATATGCAGAACTACAAAAAAAATATTTGGTATCAGAAAAAGGTCGTTTAAATCGTAAAAAAGTATTAAAAAAAAGAATACATATTTTTAAAAAAGATTCCAACGATATAAAAATGAAAGAAATGATCCAGAAATTTTATGACGAATGTCCTAAAGGATACGATGTAGATCATATTTATCCTTTATCAAAAGGAGGCGCGCACTGTCTGTCAAATATGCAATATTTGAAGGCATTTATAAACAGAGCAAAAAATAATTATATTTTACATGACCCTCTTGAATTTCCTCATTGTGTGTTAAGAATTGAAGAAAAGATCTTGAATCGGCATAACCTAAATGAAAATCGACATTTTGAAGAACTACAGAAATTAAATGAATTTTTTGAAAACCTCGAAAAAAGACAAATCGAAAATGGTTAAAATTAGTAAAATATCTATTACTAGTTATTAAGATTTATGCCGACAAAAGTTAATTTGAAACATAATAATAATTATCAGACGTCGATTTAAAACAAACTTGATAAATAAATGACTTTACTTTTGGTAAATAATGACTTCAAAAATTGACATGTTGATAAATCTTTTGAAAAACGATGAGTTTACTTTAAAATTATTATTAGAGGTTGAAGCGATGCCCCAAATATCGCAAGCATTGATCCAAAGGAAATTTAAATTTAACTTTGATATGGCACAAAAGGTTATCAGGATTTTAGAAGATGAGGTTTGAAAAACAAATTGATGCTTTAAACATAAAAGTCCATCTTACAGATGAAGAGAAAAAATTAATAGCTCAAGTTGAAGAAGAAGAACGACAGGCTGCGCTTAAGCTAATCCGAGCATTGAAAAAATTATATTGCAAAGTCAACGAAACGAAAATAGAGTATAAGAATGACTGACCCAATATACAAATGCTTCAAATGCGGTTCGATTCTTTCTGATCCTACTTGCTGTCCGACTTGCAATTGGTTGAAACCTAAACATTATGAAAATCCACAACCTAAATACGATCCTTACCATGTAAAGTTGGTCAAAAACCCACGTCCTGCATGTGTTGGATGCGATAACTCCTTTGAAGCTATCTTAAGCGAGTTAAACATTCTGATCTCCGATGAGCTGATCTGCTACAAAGAAGCCGTAGCCATATACGAAAAGATGCAAGATTGTGATGACTATGACCATATTCTAGTTAACGCGCACGAAGCATTGATGAAATCAATAGAGGATTTTCACCGTGATATAGGCGAAAAAGTGATGGATGTTTTGACCAAGGAACCTATTTCTTCTTAGGCTTTTTAATCTTAGCCCCGGCTTTGCGAGCTACATTAAGAGCAATTGCTTGCGCTTGCTTCAACGGCTTGCCAGCCGCGATTTCTGTTTTGATATTACGGCCCACTGCCGATTTTGATTTCGATTTGTCTAAGGGCATAAGATCCTCTAAAATTGTTAAAGTAATTTCTATCCTTGGGTTTAGTGAATATTTTTTCTCTGAAAATCCTCTAACTATCTGAGAATCATTATGAATAACCCCAGCGCGCTCTAAAATATCTTCGTACATTTTGACGAGGTTAGAGCGGTCACACTTCTTGGTATGATAGATAAATCCTGCTGCCATGAGTTCTTTTTGCTTCTTAGAAGCCGATGCTTGTATTGGCATATGAAATACGAAATCAACGCATATAGCACCTGATAGGGCTTTTCCCGAATACTGGCGTTTGATATGCCAAACTGCCGCTATCTTGTCTTTGAATTTTAGATCATATGTTCCCTTACGCGAGAACGAAGGTGCTTTCCAAGGAACTGGATTGCCTGGTATCAGAAATTTAAATGTCATCCGGCCTCAGATCCTTAATTGTTATTTTCCCACCTGTGAATTTCTCAATAATTCTAGCAGTTTTTAGGCTAGGTCTTGCTTTTTCAGAGGCGTATTCATAAATCAGGCGTTTGGAAAATTCTTGTTTTGTACATAGCAATTGCCAAAATCTATAGGTCGTTAAACCTGTCATCTCTAGGTATTCTTTTAATTTCATTATTAGTTCACTTTTACTAGACAAAATACGGTATCTTTTGCATATTGTCAACATAAAAAAAAGGAGAGATATGCAAGACGAAATCCCATATGGGTATACACGAGTAAGCACAATACTATCAATGATCCCCTCAAAAACAAAAGATGGGTGGGAAATGGGGTTTGCTAAAATAGATCCCGAAATGCTGGCTAATAAAGCGCGTATCGGTACAGAGGTTCATAACTGTATTGATGCGTGGGCTAAGAACGATTTTTACCCCCTTCCTGACGATTGCAAGGGCTATTTCGATAGCTTTTTGTTATGGGCTGACTTAGTGAAGCTCGTTCCTATTGAATCCGAGATGCGCCTTTTTGATGAACACCAAATGATAACCGGAAAAATAGATATGATCGGGCAAACGATGGATTCTAAAGTTTGGCGGCTATTTGACTTTAAATGTACGGTTTGTGAGGATGCGAAAAAGTGGCCTCTGCAAGCTTGCGCCTATTGGGATTTGTTGAGACATAAGCTTTACGCCATAGATATGTCTCCCCTATTTGTCAAACTTGATAAAGATGGCGGTATGCCTAAAGTCTTCGAGTATAAAATTGATCCTGTAGTACAAACCTCATGGATAGCCGCGATAAATTTATATAAATGGTTGACGAAAAAGTAGCCTATTCGTTACTATGGTAAGTATACCAAATGGAGGATATATGGAATCTCACGACAAAGCTTTTTTATGGATAATGATCACTATTTTTTTAACGCCGATAGTGCTTAATTTATTTTTATTTCCTAGTTGCACATGCAAAAAAGATATCGAGATAATAAAAACGGTTTTGGTGATTAAGGGTATTATGCCCCCAGAACTACTAACAAAGGACTCAAAATGACAATGGATCCAGGTTTACTTTACACGATAATAGGCTCATCAGTAGCCACTATAGCGGTCATGCTTGTTTTATTTATTTATCTAGCAAGTAAGATTGATAATTTGACGCTTTCGGTTTACTCGGAAATGAAGGATTTTCATGCGAGGTTAGCTGTTAGTGAAAGTAAAAAGACTAAAAAGGAGACAAAATGAACCCTTCGAAAAAAATAGGCTTTTTTGCGGTGAAGATACTCATTTGCATTATTGCTTTTAAAATAATGAAAAATAATTTATCGATACACATAACGCATAAAATAGAGCAACGATGGGATTACCCCATCCAAATACAGATTAAATAAAACAGCCCCTTTACTAGAGGGGCTAAACAACTTTCGTATTTTTTCTTTAACTTTACTTAACTAGGTACTGATATATGTTACTCGACAAGAACGATATAGAATTGATTGATTCAAATCAACCAGACACTTCCATTGCTCAATGGATGCCCGAAACACTTGACTTCAAAGACTACGACCGGCAGATAGACAAAGCCACCTTTTTGTTTATGTCTACAAAATGGTCTGAAATAACGTCTGAGGCCCAATTTAAAGACCTGCTAAACCTGCACGCATATTTGAAGACGCTAGATGACCGCATAGAATCCTATCGCAAAAAGTTGATAGAGCCGTTTCGCCGCGAGGTTAACGAAACCAATGCTAAAGCCAAAGAGTTGACATCCAGGCTCGACGATCTCTTACAAACCTGTAAGCATAGCTTACAAGTCTATTGCGATAAGCAAGAGGGTGAAGACAAGTTTAAGTCATTTGTGACTGAGAAATGTTCTATCAAGGTAAAAGAGATTTACAACTTTGAAATGGTTGATTTTGACTTGATACCAAGAGAATATTTAATGGTAGACGGAGACAAAATACACATGCTAATTAAGGCCGGAATCCGTATAATACCAGGACTTAAAATCAATAAAATTAACGATTTGACACTAAGGAGAAAATAATGGAAACCGCAATGGCTTTGCCAAATCCCGATGAAATGAAACTACTTGAACTAGTGGTAAAACATGCTGTTGACAGCAAATATTTCGATAAGATTGGCGGTGTCGCTGGTGCATTTAGTATTGCCATGTACGCTCGAGAAATGGGGCTGCCTCTTATGGCCTCTCTTTTCGGCGGCATTAGACCTGTATTAGGCAAGGTGGAAATTGCCCCTCAAATGATGAATGCGATGATTTTGCGCGCTGGTCATACGGTTGAAGTGATCGAACACAATTATGATAAATGCACGATCCGCGGAACAAGAAAGGATACAGGCAAATCCTTAGATTCATCTTTTACTATGGAAGATGCTAAGAAAGCCAAAATTATCAAGCAAGGTGGAGCATGGGAAACGTACGGTCGTAATATGCTTTATGTACGAGCTTTGGCTAACTTAGCTAGATGGCATTTTGCTGATGTATTAGGCATGGCTTATGTTGAGGGAGAATTATCGCATGAAGAGGAAGTAGAACGTGAAGCAAAAGCGGCTATTAGAAAAACCCTTCCTAACGCCGAAATTTTGACTGATAAGGTTAAAAGCAACGAAGACATTAAGAATGACTTCTATGCGCGTTTTGGCTCGCTAGAAACAGAAAAAGGGGCATTAGGTGAGTTCCTTAATACTCGTCCCGATCCATATGATTCAATGCGCAAGGCTTTAAGCAGTCCAGAACAATTTGAGAAGTTCATTCCTGAAATTCCTAAAATGCTTCAAAAAGAAAAAGACAAGAAACAAGCTGAAAAAACGAAAGTCGAAGTGTTAAACGCAATGAAAGCGCAAGGGATACCGGATCAAATGAGTCTTGAGCTTGAAATGGCCGATAAGCTAGATTAAGGGAAACACATTTGAAAATCCTTTTCATTTTATGCAATAGCCGTTCACCAAGGACGGCTTTTTTAATAGGGATATATGAAAGATAAAATGCTAGATTTTTTGGAAAATAATTGGTGGACGAATGGAAGCGACAATGAACTTATAAAAGACTTTATCATTGCTTTTTTTGAACATGAAAAACCTAAAGAAATCTTTTCTGAATTCGGATCTGCTGTTGGCATCCGATTCAATACCTCTGATGGCGAATTGCATATCAAAGCTGGTGAAAGCATAATCTTAAAGGAATCAGATCTAAATGGAAGTTAAATTAGTCAAGCTCACACCGAAATATAGAACGCCCGAGGACAAATTGAAGGGCAACTTCAAAACGGCCTATTGTGATTTCATTTTGAAAATTGACGAGAACGA